GGACATTTGCGGACATTTGCGGACAACTTTTCGCCACATTCAATCAATGCTCGTTGCTTATATCGTTTCGCCTGTTTAGTTGAGTAATTTCCAATCATCTTGTACGCATCTTCCGTTGTATTATTCAAGATGTACTCATATCTCAGAATTACCGCTCCTAACTTTTCATCAAGGCTATCAATCAATGTGATCGCATCACATTTCAATTCCGCTAATCGCTCAATCTCCTTGTTCCGTTGTTCCGTTGTATCAATGAATTTAGCTATGCTCCCCTCTAACCCTTGAGGAGTGCCACCCCCTGTTACTCTATCCTTAGAGTAATCAATAGCACCTATCGAGGTTATATTGCCTCTTAATTGCTCTATTTCTTCTTTGATAGAGGCTATTTGTACATCTACTAATTTAACAGGCTGTAAATGCTCAACAGCTAGATTGATTAGTTCCTGTTCGCTCAAATATTATTCACCTCAATCCTTAAATGCACCATTAACGGCTAACATATAAACCAATACACACCACGCTATAAAGATAATTGCATTTGCATAACTATTGCTTACATTACCCATAGCAACTGCCAAACAAAAAAACATAAACCATACCATGTGTTTATACCTCTGCTAATTTTGCATATGGCCAAGAGATAGTATCTTTTTCATTCCCTATGCTCCAAGATGTTGCACCATATTTCCAAGCCTGTACAATTCTACCATCAAAAAATGCAAAATAACGTTTTTTCCAAGGACAGCCATCTAATTCTCTAACTAGTATCGGAGTATCGACTTTCACTTTACTCCAATCAACAATACCTAAATACTCAGCCACATCAATCAGCTGATCTTTTTCTTCAAAGCATGTACACGCTACCATCACACGTGGCGAAAACGGACATAATAAATCCCTTTCGTTTTTGAAAAAGAACAGTACATCATCTTCAATTTCTGCTTTATTAAACCCTAGATTATACATTCTTTGGAACAGTTCATCTGTAAATGCTTTATCGTTCATGTTCCCATTCTCCTTTATCTTCATTCCATTTGTACCATTTTATATTTCCAAACTCTAACACGCTTGTTTGATGCACCTCACCGATACAAAATTCATTATCGCCACTTTCACAAGCCAGTTGCTTTAGAAATTCAAATGCACTTTCCCATGTATCATGTGGTGCTATGTAATAATCAGAATGTTCTGTATATCCGCTATAACCTATCATTTGAACCTGCCATTATAAATTCTATCTATTTCATATCGATATTGTGTTATAATCTCGTTCTTTATTCTTAGTGCAAATTCTTCTAATGTAATGTTTAGATACTCTAATTCATACATTGATATTTCCCTACATATTTTTATATCTGACCTCTTGTAAACAGCAGTAAATCTATTCATATTCAACGTTACTTCAGGTTCAAATAAATAATCCTCATAAGCAAATGTTAAGGCTTGTTGCAAAATATGAATTGTATCGTGTAATCCTATTCTTTTTATATCGTGATAAATTCTCATATTCACCTCTTATGATAAGGCGGATATTTCACCGCCTATATCTTATACAACCAACACTTTAATTAAAATCACAAAACCAAATATTAAAACTACTAGCGATACACCCATGATCGCATTGAAAAATAACTCTTGTAAAAATTTAATTCCATCCATTATTTACTCGCTTTCAATTCTTCAACTTCCGCTACTAATTGAGTAACCAACTCTTCAAGCTGTTTGATTTTGCCTTTGTGGTTTAGTTCATATTCAGAACCCTTGCCAAGTCTAAATGATACACCTGCATTAATCATCTTATTGGCTAATGTTGCACCTACGCTAAACATAACATGCTCTGTCGGTGCATAGAACATACCAAGGGCAACATCATTTGCGTTTTTGTAGTGTCCGTAGCCTACTGCAAATGTTAGTTTGTCATCAGAATTGTAACCTAGGTAGTGTAGCGCACTTAGTGCTGCATTAGATGCACCAGCTTTTGCTACTTCATGCATCACGTTTGAGATTTGCCCCATTGTATTACGTTCCAAATCTGTAATGCGTTCCGTATTGTTTAAAATGGCTTGGCTATTTTGCCCTACACGCTCGTTTGTAGCATTAATAGTGTTATTAATCGTTGTAAATCCATTATCCACCTTAGAGGTCAAATTAGAGATATTTGTAGTATTGCGTGCAATGCGTGTACCATTGGTTTCAATCTCGTCATATGCTGCGAACAACTGACTTCCGTTGACCGCATCTAAACTGCTAGGGTCTACACGGCCTGCACTTACATTATGCAGTTGTCTGTTATAATTGCTAATTCCACTGTATGTATCGCTTTTCTTACTACCAAAGGATACTACGCTATTAGGACTTTCACCTGCGAACACGTGAGTTACACCATTCAATACAACTTGTCTAACACCTACAGGGTTATCCGTTTGACTGTTTGTGCCAATCGCTACGGAATTTTGAACAGGTGCTGATGCATTGTTACCGATGACTACTGCATCAATACCACGCACTACACTGTGCGTTCCTACCGCGATTGCACCTTGGTTATCCACTGTATTATTAGCACCTAATACAGTTTGTTCTTTATTGTTGCCTACGTAATTGTTGTATCCAATTACGCTTGCTTGGTCGGCTTCAATTGTTCCGTTACCACCACCGATTACAACACTATCATTTCCTGTTACTTTATTATCACGGCCAATTGCAATTGTATTTGTGCCTGTAACTACTGTATTTGCACCTACGGCTACAGAATTGTAACCGCTTACTACTGGTGCTTGTGTGTTAGGCTCTACTGGCCCTGTTACAACACCGCTTGCTAATACATTACCGCCAATTGTACCCATAATCATTGTTGCTAATACTAATTTATTCATGTTTATTTTCTCCTTTTACTGTCTTTCTACTGTCTTTTTCTGTCTTTCTACTGTCTTTTTTATTTGCCAGTACTACCATATCCGCCATCGCCACGTTCTGTTTCGCTGAGTGTTTGTGCTTCTTCTACATCTACCACTGCGATTGGTACGATGATTAATTGTGCGATGCGATCACCTCTAAATATTGTGTAATCATTACAGGATACATTTTCATATGCGATGCTTAATTCTCCTCTATAATCTGCATCGATAATTCCTACGCTATTTGCACATCTTAGAGGTGTTTTGCTCATACTGCTTCTTGGTACTAATAGCCCCATATGTCCTTTAGGTATTTCTACTGCTATCCCTAATGGTATTTTCTTTTGACTGTCAGCAGGTACTTTAATCTGAAAAGGGCAATATAAGTCTAATCCAGCTGCATCCTTACTACCTCTAGTCGGTAGTTGTGCGTATTCATTTAATAGTTTCACTAACATTATTCCATTCTCCCCAATTCTTCGCTCTAACAACTCGATTGCTCGATATATTCAACTCAGCCATAATTTGTTTATTCGTTAAGCCTTTCTTGCATAACGAAATTACTTTATCAGTCAATGCAAATTCATCTTGTATGCTTCTTTTTGTAGGCAATCCTCTGCCTTTGTCAGTAACAATATGTATAGCTTCGCTTATATCCAGTTCACCCCACACCACCGATGCTAATGCTAGCCAGTTCTTGCAATTGTGTGGAATACCATATGTTGATGTATTAACTGCCATTACTCAATCCACTTTCTTTGTACATTTCAAACCAATCATCCGCCCTCATGGTGATTAACCATTTGGCATTATTCTTTCGATGTGCCACAATTGGCATCACGTTCTTATGTTCGCTATCATGAATTGCTTGTGCCATTGCTTTGTCTACGTTTAATGCTTGTACACGCTTAACTTCGATATGAATATTAGGTAGTCCAACACAATCGCTGGCATCACCTGTATTTCCACAATATTGTTGCGTTCGTCTTACATCAAATCCATGTTCCTTACATAGACTAGCAAATTCACGTTCACCTCTTGCGCCTTTTTGCTTACTGTTTATTGGCAATCTTCATCACCGCCATCTTTCAAGCATTTGTTACACGCTTTTTGATACACATCAACATACGTTTCTTTCCTATCTCCGTTGTATGTAACCTCGATATACTCTTTGATATGTACACCACTTACCAATGCTTTCCAGTTTTGTAATGTTTTAGAAAACCACACTACATACATATCCATAAGTGCTAATTCATTAGCGTTATAACCAAACTCATTAAACAATACTGTTCTTGCTGCATTGATTGCTTTTTCTTGTAATTC